GATATAGGAATAATATCTACTCTGTCATCAAAATCTTGTTGTTTTATTTCACTTGGTCCTGTGCCTACTTGAAAAGTGTAAACAGGCGGTAAGAACTCAGCAAAAACCTTAGACATTAAACCAAATTCAATTTTTTGTGAATGATGCAACCTTTTGTGGATTGCACTCATAACTTTTGTGCCACGTTCTAATAAAGCAACAGTAGTACCTACTGGCATGGCTTGGTTCATGTCACCAACATTCATGTCAGCTATAGCGGCGAATCGTTTACCAGAGTCAACTAAAATACCAAGTAGTTGCATCAAGACAGCACTAGGTTCTTTAATAGGTAATGGGATTAAGTTTTCTCGTAGAGATCCGCCTGTAGTATCTATATCTCTAAACTCTCCTGGTTGTAGTGGATCATCCTCATCTCGGATTCTCATACCTCTAGCTTTAAAACCAGCTGGTAAGTTTGCTAGTGTGCCTGCATCGATGAGTTGTCTTAGTATTGAGGTCGATGCTTTTGACAGACCGCCAATCATGTGCGACAGTCCTAAACCATAAAAACCAAGACCAGGCATAAATTTATATTGCACAAAATAATTTATTTTATTTTTGAGTAGATCATTAGGTAAATAATTTCTGCGAATAGATAATACTTTTTCTGAGTCCTCTTCAATGGTGACTATGTAAGGTAGTTTAAGTCCAGTAGGATTACCTTGCTCGTCTACATCTTCAAAACCTTCTATATCCAAAACAGTATGTACTTCATAAACTGTTCTGTTCCTATTTTCTTTATACGATGGTGAAACGCCTTGTATTTCATCTATGGCCTCTGCTATATCAGAGAGATCATCTGAATAACTTTCAGAACCTATGTCAACATTTGCGTAGAATCCAGACAGTTGTTGTTTTTTAATCTCATTAGCTGACATGCTAATAGCATGAGTAATTCTTTCGGCTGAACTTATGTCTGGTGCTTCATAAGGCACAATAAGATCCTCTGGCGGTATAAACTTAGAAACTGCTCTATTTAGAACAAAATCAAAATAAACTTTTTTAAATGTAGATCCTGCTAATGGTAAATAAAATAACATCTGATCTAACTCTGGATCATATTCTTCCATTACATTCATAATGTAATAGTTCATAAACTCTTGGACTCTTTCTGCTTGATTTTCTGTTTCTACTGTGCGAGCACCAACTATTTCTGTTTTTACAGGTCCTTTTGCTGGCAACATTTCTTTGTAAGCCTGTGCTTGGAATTGAGTAGCGGCCTCTGCCAAAATCGGATGGACCACGCCAGAACTACCTTCAAAAGGTTGCGATCTTGAGTCATCAAACTTCATACCTAAATATTTAAGGCCATCGGTATATGTTTTTTCCCATTCAGATCTAGATTGTTTATCGCTTTTGATTGAGCTAAGTAAATCGTTTGAAATGTTTTGCAGTATGTCTTCGCCTAAAAAATCTACTAGATTAGAATTGAAATCCATTTCTTGCGGTTGTGCGCCTTGTATTTCTTCGTCAATAAACAAATTTTCATTTTCTATAAGTATTTCAGCAGCTTCTCTTATTTGATCTTCTCTTGTGGTATCAAGAGGTATCTCAACAGCAGAGCCTTGTACTCTTACATCTGGATTATCTTCTGTGCCTAATTGTTTGTCTATCGCCATAATTACCTAGTGTATCACTCTTGCTTCATCTTTTTCCATTCCAACTATATCTGTTAGTTCGCCCTCTACAATTAAACCATTCAGTTCTGCAATAGCCTCTGCTATCTCGATGGTTTCTGCATGTATGTTAGGTCCGCCATATTCTTTGCCATCCCAAACAAACCTAGTTAAATAAATTTTCAATAATAAACTGTCCTGTTCTTTTTTAATAATCGCACCTCATCTTGGTAATCTTCATGTAAAGATACAAAACCACCTTGTCGGAAACGCATCAAGGCCATTGTAGCACTATCGCAATAGTCATCATAATCTCCAAATGGGAATGACGCCATTTCTTCTATTACTTCTTCTGCAAAATCATGCTCTGGTGCCCATACCATACCAGACTCAAACATGGGTGCGACACTATTCATTCTTGCTATTTTGTCTTGACCTCTACTTGGTGAGTAAGCAGTAACAGGTATTCCCATTCTTCTTAATTCATGCGTAAGCGGTGTTCCAGATGCTTTTGCTTCAATAAGAACACAATCCGGCTCCCAATATCTATATTCTTCTAAAGCCATGCGTTTCAACTCTGGAAAGTCACAACGCACTCTTTTTGCGTCAAGTAGTATTATTTCATCTGCGTCTTCTTCTCTATTAAATATTGCCCAGGTCGTTATAGCAGAATAATCTGCTGTTTCTTTTTTTGAGAACGCAGTATCGTAACTTTGTATTACATAAGAGTAATCTGGAATATCTGGGTTTTCCCATCTTTTCCACCACTCTCTTTTTACTATAGATCCCTCTTCTGCGGTAGGATTTTGCATCCACTGACTATTCCATTTAGATATAGGTAAAGACGCTTTAACACCTAACAACTCATCTTTTTTCCAAAACTCCGGCCATAACGGATCCTCTGATTCTGGCATGATTGCCGGAAACTCAACCACTTCCCATTTATCAGCATGGTCTTCGCCTTGTTTATTTAAGACTTTGCCAACCAAGTCTTTAGTGCTCCATCTTGTCATTACTATCACAATTATTCCGCCTGGTTGTAAACGCTGTCTTGGTCCAGATGTGTACCACTCGTAAGCCGATTCTAAGGCTTTTGGTGACATGGCATCTTGTTCAGAATGAGGATCATCAATAACCAAAAGATCCGCACCACGACCTGTAATTGCACCACCAACACCAGCAGCAAAGAACTCACCTTCTTGATTACTGGTCCAACGACCTGCTGATTTATTATCCGCTTGTAGTTTTAATTCTGGAAACACATGTTGATATTCTTCGCTATCTATTATGTTTCTTACCTTACGACCAAAACGCACAGCTAACTCAGCGGTGTGTGTGGTTTGTATAATTTTTAAATCGCCTCTGCGGCCCATCATCCAAGCTGGAAAAAATGTTGAGGCAAACTCTGATTTTGAGTGTCTTGGTGGTAAACATACGATTAGTCGTTTTAATTTACCATCGGCAATCCTGTTAAATTTATCAGCAATGATTTTATGGTGCCTGCCCTCTATAAACTCTGGCCACATGTGTTTTACAAAAGAAATAAAATCTGCTTGGCAAGAGTCTTGTTTTTCTAACTGATCGTAACGATTTAATAGAGCTACAGCTTCGGCTTTATCTTGCTCAGATAAAATATCAAAATCTTTAAAAGAAACCTCGTTCATAAGCGAGCTGGGCAGTTAGGTAGTGACGTAAAAAACCACCCAACTCTAAGCGTAAAACGCCTATGGGTAGTATTACATATACTTAAACTTCGTGCCATTGTTCGTTTTGGAAAAGCAGCGACTCAGCTTCTCTACGACGTATTAATCCTTGCAGAGTTTCACCGCCAGCTTTATTCCACCTACGCATTTGTGCTGGTACTTCACTCTTTTTGTTATCGTTTAGAACTTTAAGCATGGTGCTTGCATTAAGATTTGCAGGACCAAGATTAAATGTCCAAGACACCAAAGCATCAAACTCATGTTGCTCCAGCGGTACTTTTACTGCTTTATTTACAGCTTCTTCAAAAACCTCAACGTCCTCTAATAATAATGCATCGGCTCTTTGTTGTGATATTTCCATGCCCTCTTCTACACCGCTGGTTGAACCATAGCCTATTGTCCAAACGCCAGCAGCGCATTTGTAGGCCTGTAATTCACAGCCTTCAAATTTTTTAATTAAAGATAAGCCTTCTTGTGATATTTCCATTTTATTATCCCCACTTTTTAGTTTTTTTACCGCCATTATAATCGACAGCAAGTTTTTCATTTTTGAGCAATTTAGCGATATTACCTTTTTTACAAAATACATCGCCTAATACTCTGCCATATTTATCTGTTCCATAAGATTTTATTGTTAAATCTCCAACTAACCATTCTTTTAGTTTTTGTTTTGCTAATAATCCAAGCTCTTTTTCTTTAGCTCTCTCTGGATATTTCTTTATGTTAATTCTACTTTCTGGTGTGTCAATACCAGCGATTCTTACAGCTTTGTTGTGAAGTTGCACTGAAAAGCCAAGATCTATAGTTTCTAAACGAATTGTATCTCCATCGGTTACAGATTTTAATTTGCATTTGTAAACAAAAGCATCTGGTGTTTTACTCATTGCTTCCTCCTTCTGTAGTCACTTTTCTATAATAAACAACGACGTCTTTGAGTTCGGATATGTAGCGTTTTATTTCTTGCATGTTATAAGCCATAACCTCGTAATCTGGAACAGTCATGGCTAAAAACACTAACTCACCTTCTTGTTCTTCTATAACAGCAAATTGTTCCTCAAAATTTTCTGGTGTTATAGTAAGCCATCTGACCTCTTTAAGATCTATTTCTCTAGGCATGACTGGTTGTACAATGGTTCTATCCATTGGTTTTGCAGTTACCTCTATTTGTTTAGTTGGTATTAGGCTGCAACTGCAAGCCATCATCGAGATCATCAACAGTAACGCTGATTTTTTCGATGTCCTCCATAATGTGTCTTGTTCCATTGTTAATTTTCCTTTGCATTTCTACAGGATCGCCGATAATTTTAGCACTTAACTGGTAGTTTCTTATAAATTCAGAATATCTATTCAGTTCTCTTTGGGCCGCTTGGCTTTTTATAGATAGCTCATTCATTTGTGTCGTTTGCAATTCAAAATCATTTTGCAATGTTTTTAATGCTTTCTCTTGCGTAGCGATAGCTCCCTCTAAAGCTAAGTTGTTGGCTTTTAATGTCGTGTTTTCGTTATATAGCCAATAACAGGCCATACCTAAAACTAAAATAATACCTACAAAAACTTGTTGCATTATATGTCCTCAATAATATAGTTCAGACCAGATGAGCTTCTATACTCAATTAATTTATCATTCTCATCTCTAAACTTTAAGTGCTTATCTTTTTGCACTAAAATTTTTTTTGATGTGTAAGTTTTATCATCTGAGTCACCATATTCCTTATTAAACGAAACAGTAATTTTGTATCTGTTTTGAAATAAAGATATAAACCATTTGGCAAATTTTTTTAAACTGTCCATATCTCTAATTTATCTTTTTTACCTTTTACGCTAATAGGTTTTAGTAATTTTAATACAAGTTTACAATTTTTTGCAGTCTTGTGTCCAATCAATATATCTTCGCCGACTTCTTTTGTTGCACTTTCAAGTCTAGCTGCGGTGTTGACAGCATCGCCGATGGCAGAATAATCAAACCGAGTATCGCTGCCCATATTTCCAATAACTGCAAAACCGCTATTGATTCCGATGCCAATTTCAACACCTAAATCAGCCATTTTAATTTTATCTTGGATTTCTTTCGCACAAAGCACCGCTGCTTGTTCATGTCCTGGTGTATCGATAGGTGCGTTGAATATAGCCATCATTGCATCGCCAATATATTTATCAACCATTCCATCATAAAATTTTACTGTGTCCGCTTGTATAGTTAAGGCTTTGTTCATTATGCTTGTAACTTCTTCTGGATTTAATCTTTCTGATAAAGCAGTAAACCCTCTAACATCTGTAAATAAAAAAGTGCAATATTTTTTCTCGCCACCAAGTTTTAACAAGTCTGGATTGTCTTGCAGCTGTTTAACTTGTCGTGGATCTAAATAATGTTCAAATTGTTTTTTAATTTCTAAACGCAATTTGTACTGTTCTCGGAAGCGCATATAGAAAACTACGCCACTCATAAGCATTTCTGATACAAAAGTCCAAGAAAAGTCTAATAAAATGCCGTTTTTGATGCTAAAAACGCCTAAGACGCCCGTAGAGGCAACAAAAATTGCTCCCAAGGCCAAACCCTTAGTCATATTGAGATATGCAAGGAGAATTGAAATGGTGAGCACGAAAATCGAGAAAATTAAAATTTCGGCCGCTATTGCCCAATCCGGAATGTAAGGTGATTTTTCAAGCAAAATTGACTCAGATAAGGCTGCTTGAATTTTGTGTGGCTCAAGTAATCCAACTGGCGTTGCAACTTGTGGCATAATTCCAGCGGCATCCACTCCAACAAAAACGTATTTGCCGTTGACATCCATTTCTTCTAATGTGGTTTCTGGTGTTTTTACCCAGGACACCCATTTTCTACCCAGGCGATCTACATCAACAGGTGGTAAACCTTGCACAGTAATTTGTTGGATCCCATTTTCATCACCTTTGATTATGTAAGTTTTTGCTCCGACTAGCATCTTTAACACTTCGGTTCCAAAACTTGGTACAAAACCATCTGGTGTTTGATACAACAAAGGTATGCGTCTTACCAGATTATCCACCTCTGTTGGAGCCGAGGAAATACCTTGGGGGAGAGATTGTAATATTTGTGTATTTTCTACGACTCCAGAGGCAGAAATTCCAGATATATTGTCACCGAGCAAAACAGTGCCCGTAGTGGGTGGGTACTCACCATTGTTATATTCATACATAGATAAAACAGATGGGCCATAACTTAATGCTTCTAAAAAAACTTCATCGCCACCGAAACGATCGGGTTGTGGAAAGCTAACTACCCAACCCACACCAAGCGCACCCGCATTTAATAGATCTACATGTATTTGTGCTAAACGACTTCTGGGAATAGGCCAACCACCCTCTTTTTCTATGTCTTCTTCGCTGATACTTAAAATCACAAAGTTGCCACTTGGTTGTTGCTCTTCTACAAAAGCATCAAATGTTTGTAATTTTAGGATTTGTAAAGGATATAACTGAAACAACAGTGGTAGTAAAAGTATTATAAATGTCGTGAATATTACTTTTTTCATTAAGATCCTTGCCTTATTGTTATGCTTGAGTTGCCTGTGCCATTTATTTGCACAACCTTAGATACGCCGTCTTGTATAAAAATTACTGTGTAAGACTGATCGCCATTTACGAGAACCTGGGCGCTTTGATTGACTGTACGAATTAGTTTTACTTGGCTGCCTTGAATTAGTGTGGTTATTTGTGTATCTCTGTCTTGACCAACAGCTGTGCCTGCTATATTTATACCAGCAACAAAATTAGTAAGTTGGTCTTCTTCTTCCTCCGTATCTAAATCATCAATAACATCTAACAAGTCTTCAAGAAAATTTACATCTAATAAATCAATATCCAGCTCTGTAAAATCGAAGTCCGGATCTTCCTCTAATAAATCTTCTGCTAATAAGTCTACATCTAAATCTGTAAAATCTAAGTAATCAGCAGTTTGTGTTTGCTGTACTTCTTCTTCTGATATTTCTTGTTTAGGCGGTGAAACAATTAGTAAGTTATCAATGAACTCTAAAGATATATCTAAGGTTACAGGTTTAGATGGTGTGCTTTCAAAAACAGTAGTAGTAGTAGCCTGGTAGGGTTTATTTAATACAACCTGTCCTGCTGCGGTTGTTACTAATATTTCGCCACTAGCATCGCCAAATTGATCGGGCAAAAGAATTATTAAACTTTCACCAAGCTCGTTTACTGTTGCTGTGAAGTCCGTACCTCTCACAAAAATTTGTGAAGTCGGCGTGGATAGAGTTATATTTTTTTTATTAAGTTTATTTACATTGCCAGATATGAAACGAATAGTACCGC